GTTGATGTCCGGCATGGTGTTTGCTTACGCGGAAGAGGTTGGGGTACGCTGTTCCCTCGTTAACAATGGTGACGACTGTGTCGTCATCCTTGACGATCGGGATTTACCCCGATTCCAACCCGCGTTAAGCTCCTGGTTTTTGCAGATGGGGTTCAATGTCAAGATTGAAGCACCCGTCCGCGAGATGGAACAGATAGAGTTCTGCCAGGCACACCCCGTGAGAGTAAAAGAAGGTTGGATCATGATGCGAAATTTGTACCAGTCCCTAGCCAAGGACTCCGTCTGCATATTACCGGTGGAACGGAAACAAGAGTACGATTCGTGGTGCCACTCAGTTGGCACCGGCGGCTTAGCCTTGGCAGGCGGCCTACCAGTGATGCAATCTTTCTATACCTCTCTCTTGCGGCCTGGGTCTAAGATTTGGAAACACAGTTCGCTCCTGGATGAGGGACTTTATAAGCTTGGCGCTGGCATGTCCCGCGGCGTCCAAGATGTCTTGCCCGTCACACGGTATTCAGTGTGGTTGGCATTTGGCGTTACACCCGAAGAACAGGAGTGTATCGAAGATTATTATCGTACCCACTCCCCCATTTTCGTGAAGCTTGAGAGAGCTGAACGGCCTAGTCAGTATGGGTTGCATTTCCTTTGACGTGATGCTCGTCCGAAGACGTTAAACTACGCTCCCGGAGTAGGGTGCCCGAAGGCATAAAACTACGCTCACCGGCGTTAAGGCATGGGGTTCCCTGGTTTAAATTGCCCAAAACGGTGGTCCGCCGACCTTAATACTTCCGTGCTAACCAAAATGCCGAGAGACTACACGGCGCAGCCCGATCTCGGGACTAGGGGATGTATAGTCCATCCGTTCAATGGATCCCATACAGAACAATGACAGCCAAGAAGACCCAACAGAAGAAAAGGAAACAAATACAGAACCCACCAAAGAAGAAGAACACCCCGTTTGCGGACGCGGGAACCATCATCGGACACCGAGCAGGCCAAATACTCGGGTACCCAATGCTCAAAGGGGTCGGGAAATGGCTTGGGGAGGGCATCGGCTCGATCTTCGGATCAGGCGACTATCAAATGATGGGCGCCCATCCGAAATATAACGTGCTGATGTCCGACGCTCAAATCCCCAAATTCTCCTCTTCCCGACAGACCAATATTGTCTGTCACCGTGAATATCTGAAGGATGTCACGGGCACCACGAACTTCGTCCTACAGTCGTTCCCTCTCAACCCTGGACTGGCGTTCACATTCCCCTGGTTAGCCACGGTGGCTGAAGCCTACCAGGAATACCGGTTCCACGGACTCATATTTGAGTTCCGGCCGCTAATCACAGACTTCATAACTGCCGGGGCACCGGGTGTTGTGATCATGGCCACCAACTACAACGCCGACGCACCAATGTTTGGATCTAAGCAAGCAATGGAGAACTCGGAGTATGCAGTGGCCACGAAGCCCACCCTCGCCCTTATCCATGGAGTTGAGTGTGACCCATCACAGACAATTCTCCCTGAGCGGTACACCCGAACAGGAGTGGTGCCGGCTGGGCAGGACCTCCGCCTGTACGACCTTGGGAATATGCAGATAGCAACCCAGGGCAACCCGAACGGCCAATTAATTGGTGAGCTTTGGGTGTCATACTGCGTCGAGTTCTTTAAACCCATCCTACCCGCCTCTGTCACAGATGCTGCCGCATCTGGACGTGTGCAACGGTCCATAGCCGGAAACAGCGCGCCGTTCGGAAACGTGGCAGTGTCCAATTCGGGCACGTTAGCTTTGACCGTCTCCGCATTCCTTATTTCGTGGGTTGGATTCCCAGGCACCACGTACAGCATCACCTTAGAGTGGATCGGTGGTGCTGGGGTTTCGATAACAGCTCCCAACCTAGCGTTCACTGGGTTGTCCGCTGCGAACCTCAACGTGACGAACAACCCTGGATTCCAGGCACCCAACGACACTGGAACTAGTAGCAACTTCATTATGCAGTTGTACTACACATGTAACACTGTCAACTCGTCCACTGTAACGATCATCCCGACCGGGGGTGGTCTGCCCGCATCCTCTTCATTCCAGGTCCTTGTGACTGCTGTCGACGGTTTGCTTTGAGCTGCCGGATAAACCACTCAACTCCACCTTATGATGGGGTGGGACCGGGTCCGGACCCGGTATACGTTTTAAATTATGGGGCAACCAGTGGCTGTATTCGGCCCAACTGGCGTCCCCAGCGGAACACCGCCCGGAAAAGAATTTAGCATAGCATACTAATGATACCAGAATACCAAGCGGGATAATCAGGGCCCACCAGAGGTGGGCAAGGCTTCCACGGCCACACAGCGATGTGTGGGGGTCCGGAGGGGCTTCCAAACTACTCG